GTCCCAGGCAGCGTCCCTGGCAGCGTCCCTGGCAGCGTCCCTGGCAGCGTCCCAGGCAGCGTCCCTGGCAGCGGCCCCGGCAGCGGCCCCGGCAGCGCGTGAAAAGTTACCCGCAGCAGTTGCGCCGGCCATGTCTGCAATCTCCGGCAGATCACGCAGCGCCTGAGCGTGTGAGGCCAGCGACGGGACCAGATCAAGCCACTTCGGCGTATAGACGCGAATCATCCAATCCAGCGCCATGTAAGAACGGCGTTCTTCGACAGCAGGCGTTGAGCGGGTGCCGACGATGCGCGGGATGAGCGGCTTCAAAAGCCGATTGCGCTCGTCGTCGTTCGGCAGGCCGTCATTCCACGCCACCATGAACTTGGTAATTACCGGGCACGCGCACTGCGGCGCATCGCTCCACGGCTCACCAGCGACATATGCCGTGGCTTCCATGACGCACATGCCGCGCTCGAAATCTTCGTGACTGCCAGCCGAGAGCGAGAGCGCTTCGATTTGCGCAAGTCGCTCCGGGATCAGTGTGGGTTGCATCGTCAGCAAATTCGTTGCGGGGTCTGTTTGCATTTCTGCCTCCGTCGCGCCGAACCGTTCAGCGCATGGAAGAATAGTAGCAGCCCGCTACGGAGAGCACAATAGCAGCCTGCAAAGAAAAGTGTAAATCACCACTTGGTGCTTACCCTTCGCCGTTTGCAGCGTGCTAACATGGCTTCACCATCGCAGCCACGAGGGGAGCGTGAAGCCTTGAGCTTCATCCGTTAGCCGGGTAACCGGTCCGTGTGGCTGCACGGGCGGATGAGCCTCAAGGCTTTTCTGTTCTTGGGGGCCAGTTGGTTTACGACGCGGCTGGCCCCGACGATCCGCACGCGGGACATGCGGGATGGTGGGTTTTGGCGTGATGCGGTCGCCCGTCAGGTCCGGCTTCTACGGCTGGGTAAGGATCGCAAGCTAGGCGCGTATGAATCGACCTGGCCGACGCCCTCGATGCTGTGGCTCCGAGGGACTGAGCGCGAAGCACTTCCCGTACAGGGTTGGCTTTGCTCTGCCCCCTCCGCCGTTCACCAAGGGACTATGAGGGCTTGGTGAGCTGGTCGATAACCTGAACAACGGCCTTGCGCTGTTCCTCGCTGAGTAGTCTCAGCTTGTCGAGAATCGCGGCTTCCTTCCAATCGGCGGCGATGGTTCTATCGACGTCCATCCAGCCTTCTGGCTTGAGCATTCCACGCTCAAACTTCCGCGCCTGCCTATCTCCCATTGCACGTTCCAATCCGCCCTGATGCTGTTCATGGCGCAGGAACTGGCTAATAAATGGCGCGGCAACTTGAGTTCGCCGCGATAACTCAGCGGCGACGCCTCTTTGTGCGCCTAGCTCACTTTCCAGCTCCTGCATGAGAAAAAGCAGGTTAGCACGGCGGATGTCTTGGATGGTAGCCACGGTGCGAGAGTAAGGGGGCATTGGGCACGCTCGTTTCGACTGAGCTAAGAAAAAGCGCCGCGACCACTTGCGCTAACCGTAGCAGCCCGCTAACATGCGGGTCATGATGCTTAAAGATTTGTATCCCCGATTGACGCCCGATCAGGTTCAGGCGCTAGCGGAAGCCTCGGGAACGAAGCCGGTTTACCTTCGCCAGCTATCGACCGGTTTTCGCCGGCCCTCTCTCAGCCTCATGGTGCGCCTGTGCAAAGCAGAGCCCCGGCTGAAGATCAAAGACCTGGCCGAGGAATTCGGCGCATGACTCCGTGCCCATCCAAGCGCAGCCCCATCAACGGCGTGCAACCGCCACGGCTCTGCTACGCAACCTGCGCTCGCTACGAGTACGCGGTTCACCTCTCCGGCGGCGACTGGATGAAGCCGAAGGTGAACGAGGGCAAGTGCGAAAACCATGTGCAAAGAGTAGTCGCCATCTCGGCAGATTGCTCTCCTTCTGGCGAGTGATGGGGACAAACACAGTGCAATACGACAACTACATTCAGCGCAAGCTCTCCAAGGTGCCGCCCACGGGCATCGAGTCGGGATTCACCATCCCTCCGTCGCTGTTCCCGCACCAGGCCGCTCTGGTGTCGTGGGCAATCCAGCGAGGACGCGCTGCCATCTTCGCCGATACGGGCCTCGGCAAGTCGCGGATGCAGTTGGCATGGGCTGATGCCGTCCGACGCGACACGGGCCGTCCTGTGCTCATCCTGGCCCCTCTGGCGGTGGCTCCGCAGACGGTCGAGGAAGGCAGGGAACTCGGCATCGAGGTCAAGCACTGCCGCGACGACTCCGAGACGCACGGGCAGGGCATCGTCATCACGAACTATGACCGCCTGCACCGGTTCAATCCTGACCGCTTTGAAGGCGTGGTTCTGGACGAATCCTCGTGCATCAAGCATCACGACACCAAGACGCTGAAAACGCTTCTGACGGCGTTTGAGCGCCATCCGTTCAAGCTGTGCGCCACGGCAACACCGGCCCCGAACGACTGGACCGAGCTAGGGACTCACGCGGAGTTCCTGGGCATCTGCACCCGGCAGGAAATGCTCGCGGAGTTCTTCACGCATGACGGCGGCGATACGTCCGTGTGGAGACTCAAGGGCCACGCCCGCACGCTGTTCTGGCAGTGGGTCAGCCAGTGGGGCGCGATGGTGCGCCGCCCGTCTGATCTTGGGTTTGATGACACGGCCTACGCCCTGCCGCCGCTGCATCTGCACGAACACACGGTTAAGACCGAGATGCCGTTGAACGGGATGCTGTTCGCCGCCGAAGCGCAGACCCTGAGCGAACGCCGGGAAGCCCGCCGCATGAGCGTCGATGACCGCGTGAACGATTGCGCCGCGATCGTCAACAGCGAAGCCAGCGAGCCGTGGGTGGTCTGGTGCGATCTGAACGCCGAAGGTGACGCGCTGACGAAGGCGATTCATGGGGCCGTCCAGATTGCCGGCGCTGATCCCGTCGAGGTCAAAGAGCAACGCCTGGCCGACTTTGCAGCCGGTCGCATCCGGGTCTTGGTGAGCAAGCCAAGCATCTGCGGATTCGGGCTGAACTGGCAGCACTCCGCACGCATGGCCTTCGTTGGGGTCACGGACTCATTCGAGAGCTACTACCAGGCTGTTCGCCGCTGCTGGCGGTTCGGTCAGAAGCGCGACGTTCATGTCCATGTCTTTGCCTCCAGTGCCGAGGGCGCTGTGGTGGCAAACCTTCGACGCAAGGAACGTGACGCAATGGAGATGGCCGAGAGCCTGAGCCAAGAAACGCGAGACGCGGTGATGCAGGAAGTCACCGGGACCAAGCGCCAGACGAATACCTACAACGCGGGCAAGCGTGTTGCCGTCCCCGCATTCCTCAAGGAAGCCGCATGAACTGCATCGATCAAGTCGTCACCGATTCCTATGCCGCCTACCACGGCGATTGCGTCGAGGTCTTGAAGGGTCTGCCCGACAAGTCAATCGGCTACAGCATCTTCTCCCCGCCGTTCGCCAGCCTGTACACCTACAGCAACTCGCCCCGCGACATGGGCAACGTGCGGGACGATGCGGAGTTCTTCGAGCACTTCGACTACCTGATTGCCGAACTGAAGCGCGTGATGCGTCCGGGCCGCAATATCAGCTTTCATTGCATGGACATGCCGTCTAGCAAGGAACGCGACGGCGTGATCGGCTTGAAGGACTTCCCCGGCGAACTGCTGCGGGCTTTCCAGAAACACGGCTTCATCTTTCACGCGAAGGTCACGATCTGGAAAGACCCCGTGACCGCGATGCAGCGCACCAAGGCCCTGGGCCTGCTTCACAAGAGCGTGCGCGAGAACTCCGCCATGTGCCGCATGGGCATCCCCGACTATCTCATCACCGTTCGAGCGCCTGGCGAACAAGAGGACCGTGTGACGCACGGGTCAGAGTTTCCCGTGGACTTGTGGCAGAAGGTTGCCTCCCCGGTCTGGATGGACATCAACCCCTCCGACACCCTGCAATACCGCAGCGCACGGGATCACGACGACGAGCGGCATATCTGCCCGCTGCAACTGGAGGTCATCCGGCGCGGCGTCCTGCTGTGGACGAACCCCGGAGACATCGTGCTGTCCCCGTTCATGGGCATCGGCTCCGAGGGCTATGTGGCTCTGGAGATGGGCCGGCGCTTCGTTGGGGCTGAACTGAAGGACAGCTACTTCAAGCAAGCCGCCGCGAATCTCGCCGCAGCCGTCCAGTCTCAAACCGAGGACATGTTCGCAGCATGATTGCCATCCCCTCATACATCGACGCTGAAGCCTGGGACGCATTCATTCAGATGCGCCGGGAAATCCACAAGCCGCTGACCGTTCGTGGCGCTGTGCAGATTCTGAAGCGGCTTCAGGCCATCCACGACGCAGGCCAAGACGCCAACGACTCGTTGGATCAATCCAGCGACATGCGATGGCAGACCGTCTACCCCGTGCAGGCTCTGGAGATTCAGAAGCCCGCCGTTAGCGACTACCAGCGCACCAAGGCGCGTCTCGACGCACAGACGCAGCGCAAGGCATCCCCGCCGCCGCCCGAGATTGCAGAACGGCTGAACAGACTGCGGAGGGTCGCATGAAGCTCGCCCGAGGAACCGCAGGCGAAGCCTACTACGCCGCCATCTACGCCACCGGACGCGAAGGCATCACGGCCACCGACCTGTGCGAGCGATTCGGCATCGTCAAGCCTTGGAACGCGACCGTGGCCTTGAGGCGGGCGGGGAAAGAGTTCGTCAACACCAGGCCGACGAGCGGACGGCCATCCCGCTTCTACGCAAAAGAGTTCGCCCCGGTGCTGGTGAAGTACACCCGAGCCACCAAGAGCAAGTGCCCGCACAAGGTGCAGGAACTGGCCGCGCTTGTCCGCATGGCCGGGAAGGCAGGGTTGAGCCTTGAGGTGGTTCAAGCGCACTTTGGCGTGTCCGTCATCTCTGCCTCGGAGCGTGTCCAGGCCGCAGTCATGCAAGGGCTGATTGTCGGCATCACGGGGCTTTTCGGCGGCAAGTCGCACCGGAAGAAGCTGTGGTTCGCGCCTGAGCATGTGCCCGCGTCGGTGCTGCCTGTGGCGAAGAAGAAGCCCGAGCGCAAGACCTGGGACAAGGATCAGGAGGTGATCTATCCGGCGGGCCTCAAGTTCACACTGTGCCCTCCGTGCCAACTTGACCGCTACCGCGTCGATCCGTCGATTGCAGGGCGCGGCGTCATCAGCCAGGACTATTTCGCACGGAGGCAGGCATGAGGCCGAAGCAACCCAGCCGCGTGGCCGACATTATCGCCGCCAGCCCCGCAGGCATGACCACGGACGAAATCGCCGCAGCCATGATCCTCAGCCGTCACACGGTGCGGGCGCACATCCACCAAGCCCGAGACGCTGGGCTGATCTTCTCCAGCAGCGGCAACGGCAACAGGTGGTCACGCTGGGTCACGCAAGGCAATTACAAAGCCGCGCTCATGATGGTCGAGGCGCAGATGGAAGCGACTCGGGCAGGGCGGGCGAAGCGCCAATGGGAGCGCGAGAAGGCGCAGGCATTGAAGGAACTGGACGACTCCGAGGACATGACGCCGAATCAACGCATCGTGTCCGCATCAGAAGCTCCCCCTCTGCGCGTGCGTGCGGTGCGCTCGGTGTTTGAACTGGGGGCGATGTGAGCAGCGACGACAGCATGCGTCAAGGCTCCAGGGGCTTCGTGCCATCGGGTGTAGGCATGGCCCCGACATTCCGCTGCGACCGCTGCCAGCAGACCAAAAGCACGACAGGGCGCAGGAATATGGCGCCGAGGGGGTCGAGGCTGTTCTGGTGGCGCTGCGGGGCTTGCGTGGAGGCTAAAGCCCTTGCGTAGAGCCGCACGCACTGACGCGAACAAAGCCGAAATCGTCGCAGCACTGCGCGAAGCAGGCGCGACGGTGTGGGACTTGAAGCTCCCGGTCGATCTTTTGTGCGGCTATAGGGGCAAAACCATCTTGGTCGAGTGCAAGGACGGGCGGAAGCCGCCGAGCGCACAGAAGCTCACCAAGCTGCAAGCCTCGTTCATGGCGTCATGGACGGGCGGGCCGGTGGTGACAGTCAATGATGTGGAAGGGGCGCTTAGGGCGCTGAGGGTGATGGAATGACAGATGATCTACCCGACGAAGCGCGATTGATCGACCTTCTGGTCTTGTGGTGGCGATACGAAAGCAGTTGGAGCCCGGTGCGCGGCTACCCAAAAGCCTGCCCATCGACTCCCGGCTACCGCGCCAGCAGGCAGCACGACGGCGAGAACGGCGCAGCAGAGACAGACGCACGCGGCAAAGACGCAGCCCGCATCGGGGCAATCATCAACGCAATGGAGCCGCTGTACCGCGCCGCGTTGTATGACCTGGCGAAGTCCCGCTCAATCGGAACCGCCGTCTATAGGCACCCCCTAATGCCGACTGATCGGGATGACCGGGCGAGAGTCGTGGCAAAGGCTCTGGAATTGTTCGGGCTTTTGATATAGGAAAGCGCTTGACAAGCCTTTGAAACGCTTCTATATTGACACCCGCAGGCCCAAGTTGTCTCTTGAGTTTGCGCATCTGACGCCGCCCGAGCAATCGAGGCGGCTTTTTTTCGTCTTGCGGCGATTCCGCATGAGCCACCCTAGAGGCAGGCATGTACCCCCCCGAAACCAGAGACGCCATCCTTGAGCGCATCGCCAGCGGAGAGAGCCTTAGCTCCATCTGCCGTAGCGACGACATGCCCGGAATGAGCGTAGTCTTCACTTGGCTCAAGGCAGACAGCGACTTTTCGGAGAAGTACACACGCGCGAGGGAAGCGCAAGCCGATGTACTGTTTGATGACATCCTGCGCATTGCAGACGACCCGGATGAAGACCCCCGCCGCTCGAAGCTGAGGATAGACGCCCGTATGTGGGCCGCGTCCAAGCTCAAGCCGAAGGTGTATGGGGACAAGATCGAGCAGACGCACCAAGTAGGCGACTCCGTGAAGGAGATCGTCCGCAGCATCATCCGTGCGGCTTGAGATACAGACTCCCGAAGTCTTCGAGCCGCTTCTACACGCAAGCCGATACAAAGGCGCTTGGGGCGGACGAGGCTCCGGCAAGTCACACTTCTTTGCGGAACTGCTGATCGAACAGCAGATCATGCGCAAGATCGACGCTGTGTGCATCCGAGAAGTGCAGCGCACGCTGAATCAGTCGGTCAAGAAGCTACTCGAAAGCAAGATCGAAGCGCTGAATGTCGGCGCGTACTTCGACGTTCAGGACAAACGGGTTATCTCTCGGAACGGTGGCATCACCATCTTCGAGGGCATGCAGAACCACACGGCTGATTCCATAAAATCGCTCGAAGGTTTTGATGTCGCTTGGGTCGAGGAGGCCCAAAGTTTGAGCCAGCGCAGTCTGGATCTACTCAGGCCGACGATCCGCAAGCCGAACTCTGAACTCTGGTTCTCATGGAATCCGAGGCTTGAGACAGATCCCGTAGACACGCTGCTGAGGGGCGAGAGCCCGCCGCCTAGTGCCATCGTGGTGAAGGCGAACTATCGGGACAATCCATGGTTGCCTGATGTCCTCAAGGCTGAACTTGAGTACGACCAGAAGCGCGACCCGGACAAGTTCGCCCATGTGTGGCTTGGCGAGTACGAGCGCAACTCAGAGGCGAGGGTCTTCACGAACTGGCAGATCGAGGAGTTCGAGACTGATCCCGAGTGGATCATCCGGCAGGGCGCGGATTGGGGCTTCTCGGTTGACCCGAGCGTTCTAGTCCAGTGCGCCATCGTCGGGCGCAAGCTGTATGTGATCGACGAGGTTTACCGGGTCGGCTGCGAGATCGACTTCCTGCCTGACCTGTTCCGCACGCTGGCAGACGCCGAGAAGTGGACGACCACGGCAGACAGTGCCAGGCCGGAAACGATCAGCTACATGCAGCGGCACGGCTTCAAGCGGATGCTCCCGGCAGTCAAGGGAGCGCGCAGCCTAGAAGAAGGCATTGAGTTCCTGCGTAGCTTCGACATCGTGGTTCATCCGCGCTGCCAGCACACGATAGACGAACTGACGCTGTACAGCTACGAGACAGACCCGCTCACAGGGCAGGTGATCCCGAAGCTGCGAGACAAAGACAACCATGTGATCGACGCACTGAGATACGCCTGCGAAGCCGCACGGCGCACCATCAAACGCGTCATCGTTCCAGACAAACCAGACCGGGAAGCCAGAAGCTACCTCAGCATGTAATGAAAAAGCGCGAAAAGATCATCACCGAAGCTCGGGAGCGTTATGAATACGCGAAGGAGTCTTGGGGAGAGATCTATTCCGCGATTCGTGCTGACCTGAACTTCTCCGACCCGACCGACCCGCAGCAGTGGCCCGAGGATGTGAAGCGGGAACGTGCCAACGCAGACGGCGGAGCGCGGCCTTGCCTGACGTTTGACCAAATCGGCCAGTACGTCCGCCAGGTCATCAACACGGCGCGGCGCAACAAGCCCGCCATGAAGTTCCTGCCGGTCGATGATGAGTCTGATCCTGAGTTGGCTGAAGTGCTGCAAGGGCTTGCAAGGCAGGCTGAGTACGAGTCCCGCGCTGATGTCTGCTACATCACGGCGCTGGATCAGGCCACACGCGGTGGTCTCGGCTATTTCCGGCTCATCACCGAGGAAGACCGCACCTCACCTGTTCAGGGCAAGGTCTGCGCAAAGCTGGTGCGCGTCACGGACTTTGAGTCTGTGTTGCCTGATCCCGACTTCACCGAGGTGGACGGGTCAGACATGATGTGGGGCTTTGTCGAGCAGACGATGCCGCGCAAGACGTTTGAGAAGCGTTGGCCGAAGGCTGAAGTCTCCGATTGGGACTCTGACGGCTGGTTCGGCAAGGATCATGTACGCATCTGCGAGTATTTCCGCGTTGTCGAGAGCACCGAAAACGTGCTGATCGTCGGCGGGCAGGAAATGTCCGAGGATGACTACTGGACGGCATCGCAGCAGGGGCAGGTAGATCCCGCCATCCGCCCCGAGGCGTCTGCAAAGAACGTGCGCAAGGTCGAGTGGTACAAGATCAGCGGCGAACAAGTGCTGGAGGAAACCGTCTTCCCGGGCGAGTTCGTGCCCATCTTCCCCGTGCTTGGCAACGAGACATGGGAAAAGGGCAAGCGCCGTCTCGGTGGATGCGTTCGCACAGCCAAGGACGCGCAGATCACCTACAACTTCGAGCGCAACTCTGAGTTTGAGGCGGTCGCAGTAGGCCCCAAAGCGCCGTGGATTGCGTCCGTTGAGGCGATTGAGGGTCATGAGTCCAAATGGCGCATGGCGAACCGTGGGAACCTTGCCTATCTGCCGTGGAACTCGATAGACGAGCAGGGCAACCCCATCCAGAAGCCCGAGCGCATCAGCCCCGCAGGCATCGCAACGGGCTGGACGCAACTCTCGGAGCGTTCACGGCTGGACATTCAGGCCGCGCTCGGCATGTATCAGGCCAGCATCGGCAACAACCCGAACGATCAGTCGGGCCGCGCTGTCATGGCGCTGCAAGACAAAGCCGATGTCGGCTCGTATCACTACATCGACAATCTGGCACTGAGCATCAGCCACCTCGGGCGCGTGCTTACGGGTGTCTGGCCTGTCATCTACGACGCCGAGCAGGTGATCCGCATCATTGGCGAGGATGACGAACCCTCGTTTGTGCGCATCGACCCTAACGCCCCGCGTGGGTATCAGAAGATGCAGGGCATGGATGGCCGAGAGCAGATCATCATCAACCCGTCTGTCGGCCGCTTTGACGTTCGCTGCGTTGTTGGCCCTGCGTACTCCACCCGTCAGGTCGAAGCGGCAACCGAGATTGGCGAGATCGTCAACGGCAACCCGCAACTCATGGCGATGCTGGGTGATGTCTGGGTGAAGATGCGCAACTTCCCCGAGGCGGACAAGATCGCCAAGCGGTTCAAGGCCATGTTGCCGCCGCAGGTGATCCAGGCCGAGCAGGAAGAAGAAGGGCAGCAGCAACTGCCGCCCGAGGTGATGCAGACGCTTCAGCAGGCCGCGCAGGAGATCCAGCAGCTTCGCCAGGCTCTCCAGCAAGCCGAGAGCGGCGCACAAGAAAAGATGCAGATCGAGCAGATGCGCTCGCAGACCACTCTCGCCAAGGCAGAGATGGACAACGACGCACGCCGAGACATCGAGGAATTGAAGGGCGTGGTTCAGATGCTGATCCAGCGTATGCAACCGCCCCCGCAACTGGCAGGCAACGTCCAACAGGACTTGCAGAGCTAACGATCCCGCAGAGAGCGACTTACAGCCCCGGCTAACCCCCGGGGCTTTTTTTCGTCCTGCACCTGACTTGCCACAGGTTTTTGGCATGACTCGGAAGCAATGGAATCAATCGATCCCGTCTCGCCTGACGCAGAGACGCAAAACCCTGCGCCTGAAACCGACGTAACCCCGGAGATCGTCAACCCGGAAACCGCAGCGCCAGAGCCTGACGAGACGCCGGAAGATCCGCGCGACAAGACCGTCAAGAGCCTGCAACGCCGCGTAGATCGCGTCACAGCTACCCGCTACCAAGCCGAGGCCCGCGCACAGCAGGCAGAGCAGAAGGCGCAGGAGTTGGCGCAAAAGCTCGCGCAGTACGAAGCGCCTGAGCAGCAGCATCAGAACGCCCCTGACCCTCTCACATTGGCGCGAGAAATCGCAAAGATCGAGCGGATCTCGGAGAAGGCCAACGGCATCGCAAAGGATGGCGAGAAGCGCTTTGAGAACTTCAAGGCCGCACTCGTCGTTGTCTCCCGAGAAGCCGGCCCTTTGTTCGATCAGGTAGGACGCGCAACGCCTTTGGGCGAGGTGTGCCTGTCTGCCGACGACCCTGCCGCATTGCTGCACTACATCGGGAGCGATCCCGACCTGGCGTCCGAACTCGCGGACTTGACACCTTTTCAGCAGGCCCGACGAATTGCCCGTCTCGAAATGGAGATGAGCAAGCCGAAGGAGCCACCCCGTTCAAACGCCCCGAAGCCGATCACGCCTGTCAAGGCAACGGCGGGCGACACGGCGCTTTCCGACAAGGACAGCGCGGAAGCCTGGGCGGCCAAGTTCTACGCACTGCGCAAGCAGGGCAAACCCTTTTGAAAGTGAATCATGGCTAACACCATCCTGACCCCTACCGCCGTCACCCGTGCGGCTCTCGCAATCCTGCACCAGAAGCTGAACTTCATCGGCACCATCAACCGCAGCTACGACGACTCGTTCGCCAAGAGCGGCGCGAAGATCGGCGACTCCCTGAAGATCCGTTTGCCGAACCAGTACACGGTTCGCTCCGGTGCTACCCTGTCCGCGCAGGACACCACCGAGACCAGCACGACCCTGCAAGTCGCAACCCAGAAGGGCGTGGACGT